TTTTTTCCGTACCAGTAAGCATCTCTTTATGAGTTAGTCTATGTAGCATATACTCAGCTTCAGCTGGATTGATAACAGTATCTTTTCCATCTGATTCTATTCTATCAATTTTATCTATTAATGTTTTCCATACTTTTGTTTCTTTAGATATTTCTGGATTATCTTTGTATTCATCATATAATTTTTTAAATGGTTCAAACAATTTTTTAAATTGACCTCTTTCAATGGCAATTACATCAGTTCCATTTCCTATCCTCATAACTTCTAATCCACCTTCTTTAGAAGCTAGGCTATCACCATTTGGAAGTTTCATAACTCCCTTCATTAATCCTTGAAATACTGATAATTGAGAATTAACTGTATCAGCATATCCACCAGCTGTTTTATCAACGTTTTGAGATTTACCAGAAAACAAATCAACATGTCTTAATCTAGTGTATCTACCACCAACGCTTTCAGTAATTGGAGCCATTGGATTTATTCTATAATAAGTCATTCCCATAGTGTTCATAAGCACATCAAATCCAGTTCTTTGATGAACTTTGCTTTCAACTTTTAAATTACCTCTATTAAAAGATATTTCAGTCACTGGTTTTTGCCTATGCTGGCTACCTACTAAGTAAGCATAGTCTTTTAAAGCATTTGTAAGTTTACCAGCTACTAATGATTTTTGATTAGTAAGAGCTAATTTTGTCCACTTACCAAATGAATCTTCAATATAAACATTATTCGTAAATCTGGTAAAAATATCTTTATGTAATAATCCAATAGCTCCATCCTTATTAACATCAGCATAATTATTATATATTAATTTTTGAAATTCATCAGCCATTTCTTTAGAACTAAGTTGACTAACATCGTTATCTTTATGCCCAAATCTATATTTACTCCAGAATTTTTGAAGAGTTATTGGTTTAGATTTGTCTCTTTCATAAACATCATCTAGTAATTTTTCAGTTGTAGCATCTTCTATTTCTTGATATGTCTCCTTTGAATAATTTGCATCATATCCAAATTTTTCCATATTGATAGTAAGTTCATCTGAAATTTCCTGAGCCTTCTTTAACCAACTTTTATTCAATTTCCAATTACCAGCTCCAACACCCGGTTTGCTTATAACTTTAGCAGCTACTAACCATTTACTAAGTCTAGCTGCATTTGCTGGAGAACCATTTATAAATATTTCAATATTCTTCCTTAATGTTTCGTAACTCTTACCATCACTAGGTAAAGCTGCTATAAATTGAGTAATTGCTTGAGTAGCGTCAACATACTTACCCGGTGATTTGTGAATAATTCCATCTATCATTTGCATAAAAGCATTATCAGTTGAAACATACTTACCAGTTTCTAAGCTAACTAATCCCTCAGAATCATTAGCTCTTCTTTTACCATCTGAAATAAGTCTATCAACCCAATCATTATATTCTTTTGCTCTTCTATATTCTACTGAATCATTATTCAATACATCTAAATCTATTTTCTTAATAGAAAAACCAGCGGCCTTACCCTCAACAGCAGCTTCAAAATTGGCAAGACCTCTATCAGCTAATTCAAACAATGCATCAGTTTGGTCTAGAGATAATCTTGAGTCTTGAACTCTTTGTCCAACTATATAATCAACTATTTGATTATGCATCCAATCATTTTTCAAACTAGATTTTAATTGAAATCCTTGGTCAGATAAAAAATGTTGTAATTTCTGAACGTCTTCATATTTTACACCAACCTGCTTAGAGCTCTTTGTGCCTTCAGAAGCTAGCTTGTAACCTCCAGAAGCTGCTTGTATTGTTAATACCCTACCAAGCAATCTCCTAGCTTCAGAAATATCCATATCTGCATTACTAAATGATTCTTCATCAAATTTTATATTTCTAACATCCTTCCTAAGAACAGGTTCAGATTCTGTTGGGCCTTGAAGTAATAAATCAGTACTGATTAATTGAGATATTAAACCACTTCTTACATTACTTGGGGCTCCAGCTTCAAATATCTTTGAAACGCTATCAGCAGACCTTATAGCAACATTTCTTGATAATATATGTATGTAATCATTAAAAGAACCAAAGAATGAAAACTGTTCTTGCATATGCCTATTGTCTGGATACCTTTGTTGAATTGTATCTTCAGCATTTTTAATTGTTTTAAATACACCAGCTAATAATTCAGAAGACTCTATTTGCTTGGTTTGTAAATCTGTATTTGGATTTTTTTCTCTTGCCCCAATAAGGTCAACAGTAGTTAATACAGAATTAAAACTAGCTATCTTTCTATTTAAAGCATCAAGGGCATCTTGACCTTCTAATACATTTCCATCAGAATCAACAAGAAGAGGATTGTTATTTTCATCAACTAATAACCCTTTTTTAGCAGCTTGTTTAATTGAATTGCTAACATTTACTCTCGCAGGAATCCTACCGGGTGAAGATTTATCATTATAGGAAGTCATTTCAAGTTCGTTATCTATATTTTCATCTATACGTCTAACGCTCTCGACCACATCAACAAAATCTTGTTCAAAATCTTTAGTAGCGGATAAAGTAGATTTATCAAAAGCTTTTAAAAGTTCTTCCGTATCTGCTTTTCTCAAATCTGGATTAATCTTATAGACCTCTTCCATTATTTGCTTAGCTTCTTTAACAGATATTTGCTCAATAGGTTTATACATGGATTCTTCACCATGATTAATTAATTTTTCATAGACTATTTCAAATTTTGGAATTCTATTTTCTTGCATAGCTACGCTTTGCTCACCTGCTTTTAAATTAGTTTCAACAATTTCAGGAGTAGATGATATTATTCCTAAATCCCTAGCCGTATCTACAATAGGTGACCATTCTGTACTATTGAAAGGACTATTCAATGCGCTATCTCTATATTTTAATGTTGGTATCTCATTAAATTGTCCAGGCCCTACACCAAGTCTCATTAAATTACCACGAAGTTGGTTAACACCTTTAGGGCTCATATCAAACTTCGCAGGGTTCGCATGTCTTTGAATCCAAGCTCCAATAAGAAAATGAGGTAATATGTCGTTTACACCTAGTTCTGCCCCATTACGAGCCATTTCATAGAACGAATGTAAATTAAATAAAGCTCCACCAGCTATCATTCTAGGCCATACCTCAGCTAGATTTCCAGCAGCTTCTTTAGTTGCGAACCTCATTAATTCTTTACCCATTTTACCTTTAGTACTTTCCATAAATTCTTTTAAAGCAAATTGAGCATCTTTGCCAAATGTTGACCTTAGTTGACCTAATACATCCCCATGTGTTAAATCTATTCCAATGGCTTTTTGACCTTTATAACTTATATCTACTAAATGACTTACAGGTTGTCCCTTTAAAGCTTCTGTTCTTTTTAAAGACTCTCCCCAGAATTGAGCTGAAGCTTCTATTTGCTTAGCACTCATATTTCTATATAAATCTTTTTTACCAAAAGCTGCTTTAATGCCATGCACCATATCCTTCTTCCAAGAAGCGGCTGCCCCTCTAGGCATTAACCATCCCAAAGCTCCAAAACCAAGACCAGTTGCTGCTCCCCACATTGGCTGAGTCCAATCAAAGTTGCCATCCTCAAACATTGTCATACCTTCAAATGTAGTATCAACAACTGATAGCATAACTGCATCATTAATAATATGTGAAAGAGTTTTAGCAGCTCTAGGATTATTTGCAAATATTCCACGTTCTGTCATTACTCCGTACCAATCTTGAATTGGTCTATTTTTTAATGCAGGGCCAAACATTTTCTTAGCAGCTACTACTTCACGAGCAGTTAATTCTCCAACTTGTTCAGCTCTAGATAAATATTGACTTAGAAAATCTTCTGATTTCTTAATAAACTCTCCACCACGAAGTTGATTATTGTACTGAGCTTGATTAACAATAGATTTATACCCAGTGGTAATCTCATCAATAGTGTCGTCACCTAATCCCTTTGCTCTTCCCCTCTTAACCATTTCACCAACAACTTCATCAACATGTTTTTTACCAGTACCTTTCGTAGCCGCCTTTGCTAGCATTTGGCTTATTTTCATACCAGTTTTTAATGGAGCTCCTCCAATAAACCCTGCAAATCCTCCAATAGCACTAGTCCATTTAGCCATAGGGTCATCAAAGTCTATATACTTTTCTTCGTCTATTAATGCACCAGCCGCTCCGAAAGAAGCACTATCAGCAAAACTCCAAAGAGCTGCTCCAACTGCGTTTAAAGCACTTGGTTCTACATTAAGAGGGTCTGGTTGATAAGATTGAGCCCATTGCTCACCAGAAGAAACATTGGAAACTTGCTCTGGTGTAACTACATTAGAATTACCAACAGTAAATCCCTTAGGTTGGTTTTTTAATGGAGAAGATAATTTATCTAAGGCATCCTGAACCTGCGTAAGACTAGCTGCTGTCCCACGTTCTTTTAATATAGCTTGTATATTTTTTGTAAGATTATCAGCCATTAATAATCTTGTTCGTTAGCCCATACTGAATACAAGTTGTGAACTTCATTTAAAGTAAGACCTAAAGCTACAAGGTCTCCTATTGGTAAGAGAGGGCCATCAGCAGCCGCTAGACCTGCGTAAGAAGTAAGTTTAGCACCAAGTCCAGCTGTTAATTGTTTCTTAGCAGCTCCAGAAGAGAGCCAATTTAAGAAAGTTCTTTTTCCCCTTCCTTTAATTTGATTTTGTAACATTACAGCTGATGCACCATGTCCAACACTTTGACCAACTTTTTGACCAGTGTCGCCAAATATACTTCCAACTGCTCCAGCAGCCATAGGGACAATAAGAGGAGCTGAATAAGCTAATGTATTTCTAAGACCAACAGATGGTTTCCAATTAACTTTTTCCCATTTTAAATCCATATTTTGAAACCATTTATATGGATTCATTACAAACTTATCACCCCATTTACCCATAGTTGTTCTATTTTTATAAGCCCATTCCTTAGCTTTGTCTTGTAATGCTTTTCTTCCAGCTTTGGTTTGAGCTTCAGTTTTATTCATACCATATTTATCTGCAAATTCTTTAGCATTTAATATATCTGTATCTTTACCAATAGCTCTTGCAGTATTTTCTTTCATTAAATCAAGGTATTCAGTTACACCCTTAGCTGATTGATAATCATGAAAAGATTTAGCCCCCACCACAGCTGGAGCAGTCCACATAGCTACGTTAGCAGTTGTTCCAACTACATTGCCAGTCGCATCCCAAAATGATTCAGAAGCTTCTTGGTCTTGTTGTTGTATTAATCCATGCTTTTGTATCTGTTCAGCTGCTTGTAATGCATCTAATTGATTTAAGGATTCCCCAACCTTTTCTTTTTCAGTAGGCTCTGTTGCAGTAATTAATTGTTCTTGAAATTCATAATCACCACTCATTAACTCCATTCTTTCCTTCATAATTACTTCATCGTTTCTTTTACTAGCAACAGCTTGCGATAAAGTTTTTAAATTATTCTTATCATCAAGATTATATTGCAATCCCATTAAAGCATTAATTATTCTACTTTGCTCAGCTGTTCCCTCAAGAGGGCCTGCTTCTTTAGCATTATGAACATCTATTGCAAAATCCAACAAAAGAGAAGGGTCTTTAGCTATTTTATAATTATATAAAGCTGATGCTAATTCTTGTGATGTATTTTTATCAAATGTGATTTTACCATAATCTTTTCCTCCAAATTTTATATTTTGGAAATTATCTTTATCATTCAATGCATCAGCTAAGTCTCCTATATGGTCTTCTATGTCGTCTCTGTCGTCACCTTTCTCTGGAGCTGGAATAGTATCAGCAAATCTTCTAAGATTGGATTCATTTAAGAATTTATCTACAACTTCTGTTTTAAGCATACTATTGTATTTAGAAGAGTCTTCTAGCATTTTACTAGCTAAGTTGTATTTAGAAACATCTTGCTTAGCTTTGTATTCCATTATAGCTAAAGATTGAGCTACATCGTCTCTATCTTTCTTTTGTTGATATTGTAGTATTCTTGTTAATGCTTGTAAAGCATCAGCTCCATATGGATTTGTAGGCATTAGAATAAACCTCCGAGACCTGAATTATCAAATGTTTCTTGAGCCAATTTCTTTTCTCTTGTAAACCTTGCTCTTTCAGATTTTATTCTACCCTTTTCGCCCTCATACCACCCTTCAATACCAGCCATTGTTTCACCAAGCTTACCCATTAATCCTTCCACTCCAGATGTGTATGTTTGAGCAACTCTTTTAGATTGAGTAGATTCTTTTTCTTTTAGAGTTCCAGAATTAGCCAATCCACTTTTCTTAACGGCTTGGTTCATTTGTTTATTAATATCAGCAACAGTGGTATCTAATTCACTTGCAAATTTTTGTTTTGAATGTTCATGTGAGCCTAATGCAAATGCAGTCTTAGCTTCCTTAGCTGTTTCTAAACCTGTTTCAGCTCCCTCTAAAGATGCTAATCCTTCATTAGCGGCTGATATAGCTGCCTTTGCACCAGATTGTGCTATCTTACCACTTTGATGCGACTGAGCAAGTGATGTTACAAACATCCCAGCTGCAGCCCACGGGAAGAATTCTTTTAATCCAGTTTGAGGATTGATAGAACCAGAACCTCCCATAGCTTTTAATAAGTTTTGTTCTTCTTTAGTAACGTGAGCTAATTCGGTATCGCCATGCCTTCCTTTATTAGCTAATTGTGATAAATGATTGTTTGCTATACTTGCCATATCTTATTCCTATTACCTTCCTACTAATGACCTATGCATATTTGCATATTGCCTTTGCGGTGAATGTTCTGAATTTTTATCAAAGTAACCAGATTTTTTAAACTTTTCTAATTCTTCTTTTGTTAATTGATTTAAAGGCTTTGAAAAATCAAATTTCTCTTTTTTAGGAGGGCCTATAAATTGTTTGGGGCCTTGAATTTCTTTTTTCTTTTCTTTCTTTACTTCATTATCGCTCATATTGGATTCTTTAGCCATTGAAATCTTTTCTTTTTTCTTTTTGCCTAATCCAGTCATTGACTTTTCTCCCCACAAGTCTCCTAAATCAAATCCTTTTCGCTTTCCATAATGTTGTTTTTGTTCTTCTTTATGCTCTTGCTTTGCAGTATCCGATAAAACTCCAGTTACCCCTCCAGTAGATAGAGCAGCATTTCCTCCAGATAAAATTGTTCCCTGAGTAGTCACACCAGTCTTGCTAAATGTAGTAGTTTTTCCTGTATCATCAGCAAATGTATATTGTCTAGATTTACCACTAACTGCATCCCAAAGCTTTTGACCAAAACCTCTTGAATCTTTTTGTAATTCTCCATACTTACCACTGTCTTCAATGTTTTTTAAATCTTGTTTAAAGTCAGCTTTTTCTTTTAATGAATCATGAATAGCTCCACCAGCTTCAATTAGGGAAGTGATAGCTCCAAACTTCATATCTGATTGTTGTTGTCTTTGCTGTGTTTCTCGACTAGTAAATGATAATTCGTCACCAGCTATACTAGCATCAGTAATATCAGCCTTGTATTCAGCGCCAGCTTTTCCAGCAGCCATAGCTTTATCAAAAAGATTACCCATTTATATAACCTATAATAATTGTACTTATACGATTTAATTTAACAAACATCCTACGCTTTATCTAATATTTTCTTGTACATAACACCATTACTTTTAATATACTCAACAACTCCCTCATCAGTCCGTCTTATTTCTGGAGTGCCTTCTCTCAAATCAGATAAAATTGGTTTACCTTCACGAATTTGTATTCTTTCTTGTTTTTTATGCAATGCGACTCTTTCTTGTCTTGTCATTGTCATTTTACGTTTTTCATCCTAAATACTATGTTAATATCATTAATCTCAAAATCAGCAGGAACACTAGTTCCGTTCATATAAAACTTTGTACTATATATATTGTTGCCATCAGAAGCAGATGTAGGTTTTAATTCTGCTAAAGTCCAATCAGTTGTAGAACTTTTATCTAGTAAAGGAGTATCGTCACTGTTGAATTGTTTATAATTAGAAACATTAGTTTCTCCATTAACTGCAAACTTGCAAGTAACTCCACTACCATCACCTCTATAAGTTAGATATATTTTATGAAGTTTCTTTCTTTGGCCCGGTTGATTAAATGCCATATCTTTAGTTTGAAATTTTATATTCCCAGCAGATGAGGTATCATCCCATTTTTTAAAAGATACATCAGAAGTGCTTGTCTTAGCATGAATTAAATCATGATTCCAATCAACTACAAAGTTAGATTTTTTATTACTATCATCAAATTTTGAATCACCAGTAACCCAACTTTTAGTTACTAAATCATATAAATAAATATCTCCTAACCCACCACTTCCAGCAGTTCTTACAACTATAATTTGTCTTTTCTTAGGTAAGTATCCACACATAGGATTAGTACCTACATGAGTAGCCCAATCACTTTCTTTAATAATCTGAACACCATTCTTTTCTAATAAGTCATGCACTTGCCTTCCATCGTACAAATAACAACCTTCTTCATTTACCCAAGCTACCCCATAATCTGTCTCAGCAACTGAAGCTGGAGTTTTAACTCCTTTGTGCATATGTGTATCTTCTAAAAATTCTATTTCTTGAGATACATTTATTATATGCATTTTATGTTCTTTAAATTGCAATATTCTGTCTGCGTATGCTGATAATGCAATTATAGAATCCCCATCTCTTACAGAAGCTTCTATTATTCTATTTGAAGGAAATACATCAAATTGATTTACATTGGATTTTAACATACCATCAGACCTTGTTTCAACGGTACCATCCTCATTTTGAAGTTGTATATTAGCTATGTAAGCAACTCTATTAGCAACAACAGCTGTTTTATATTTTGAAGAAATTGATTTTTCATTAGAGCTTACACCTGTAATACTTTCATATGAGCCAAGAAGATTTGGAGTAAGTAAATTTTCCCTATCTATTGTACAATGGTATTCTTGAACAGTGCCATCGTATATAAATTGTTTATCAACTCCATTTGGATATACACTGCCAACGCCTTTTACTAAGTCATAAGTTGTTTGAAGATACCAATCTGTTTTTTGAGTTTCATCTTCTTCTCTCATATATAGATTGATACCAGTGATTCTTTTATTCCAATTAACATATTTTATATTAAGTTTTATAGTTGGACAATGGGCAGTATTAGAAACAGTGTACGTTGTTGATGTTTGATTATCTTTATCCCATAAAGTTCTTATTAAACTTTCTTGTTTTTCGTCATATATAAAAGAACACCCTATATTCCATTTCTTATCCCAACCAACGCCAGTCCCAGAGCTTGCAGTTTGAAATACTATTTCAGGAATAACCTCATGCTCTGAAAGATAATGATCGCCTGCGGATACTATGGCTTGCGTAATCACTACTTTTTTTATTGTTAGACTTTGAATATCAGCGTCTAAAGCCTCTGCCGATATATTAGCTCTTATACCTTTTGTTGTTTCTCCATCAGCTATTTGAATTTCACTAGGACTTGTGTTAGTTCCATCCGCAACTGTGCTTGTAACTGGAAAAGAAAATGTCATTTCTGCTTCATATGTATTATCACTTACTTCAGTTCCCCAGTTTCCACCAATTTTTGTATAAGTTGATTCATGAGTTAATGATTCAGTACTATTCCAAGATGAGCTACTATCAGCTGCTCCACATTTAAAAACAAATGTCATATTTGTGTCCATAGGGTCATCTTCAGTAACATATTTAAACGTAACAACCATCTTTGCTACATTTATAAAATCATCACCAGCGTCATTTGTATTGTCATGAATATCGTTTTGATTCTTAAACCAATCATCTGCATTTATACTGTCATATGTGTGGCTAGTCCCGTAATTAGTCCCAAGTACTTGGATTGCATTATCCCAATTAGAAGCTGAAGATGGTTTTTCAATTTTAGAACTAACTGAATACCATTGGTCTATATTCCGCTGAAGGCTTTCTTGAAACATTTTTCTTTTTATGTAACCATACCATCTATTATGGCTTAAATCAGCAAAGGAACCATCTGATATTCTTAAAGCCCCGTCCACATTATAGAAAGATGGTTTTAAATCTACACCTGAATCTGGTTGACCTAAATCTATTATACTATATCCCCAACTGTCACTAGCTCTTGAATAAACATCAACAACTGCATCAGTCTTGTTTATAAAGAATAAGTAATCATCTCCAGTCTCAGCTGCGTTAATTGCACTTGCTGCTGCTAAATTACCTTTAGTCATATCATGACTCATATAATGCAAACAATAGCCGGGGGTAATAGATACTCCAGTTAAAGTAGGAGCGTCATGAGCTACATTAGAGCCCATCATTCTTACCTTACCTATTTCATCTACCATAATATCTTGAGCTAAAGAAAGTTCTTCAACCTTTATATCTCTTGGGTCTGCCTGACTATTTAATCCACCGTGAAATGGATTGATTTCCATTATTTGTTTAGGCATTTTCTTCTGATTCTATATCTTCTACAATTAGATTCTGAGCATGTTCTGGTAATTCACATATAGAACATGAGTCTTCTGTAAAATCATATTCTGAATTAGCATCATGGTCAAAAGCGTCTATGCGAAGACCACCTTCAACTCCTTCTAATGCACCACCCTTTACTTCTCGTAACGCTTGGCGTACGGAATTAGATTGTTCAAAGCTTCTTTTCGATTGCGACATCCTCCACACTCCTTTATTTTTCCTCTGGTGACAGTTTTAATTACACGACTAACGGTGTCACCAAAACCTTTATCATGTCCAAATAAATCAACTCTCTTAGGCACGATGTTTATCCTTTATTTTCTTTTCTGGTGATTGCCTCATTTGCCATTCTAAGGCAGTTTTCTTTTTACCATACGATGTGCAATCTTTCATATTTTTATAACCCATCTTTTTCCAGTTCTTACATTTTTCTTTACTTGGCATTATTTATCTCCTTTGTAAAATGGAGCTCCACCTTTAGTAGGGTTATATCCATGTTGTTTTGTTGTTCTAGTTCTTATTGAATACATTACCTTACATTGCCTTTTTTGACCATCTGTCTTGGCATTTTTCATACATTCAATTAATCTATTAGACGCACTCTTTTTACTTGGTTTAGCCATATTGTATCTCCTTCTACCGCCTGTTTTTAATTTACTTCCTTTACCTGTGTCCTTAGAAGAAACATCAGATAATCCAATTACGTCAGCCATTTATACCCATTCTACTATTTAGTTTAGCAACTTTATCTTTTAAATCTTCTAACTCATCTAATAAAAAAGTAATTGCCTTACTGAGTTCACCTTGAACATTGTCTTTTTTTGTTGTTTTTTGTTCTTTTGCTTTTGGCATAGTATTTCCTTTATTTAGCTCCGAAGACCTTTGACCAGAATCCTTTCTTTTTCTTCTTACCTTTCTGTCCAATCTTCTTACCTTTTTTCTTTTTCTTTTTTACATCTTCCATAGCAACTATAGCTGAATCTGTTTGTACTGGTTCGGGCTTCGCGGGGCTACCATTAACTATTGCCATGAAAAGTATCATTTCAATTACTTTCATTTTAGACACCTAACCTTTTTAACAATACTCCTTTGATTATTTTCCAAAGAGCTTCTAGTATTGCTTTTTCTGTTTTTTCACTAATTATTGGGATATCAACAGCTTTGTTAATTTCATCAATAATCTCATCTTTTGTTTTATCAGATAATAACTCATCTGCAATCATCTTAACTAACATTACGACTCCTTTATTTTCTTTGTTTTTAAATATAAATAATAAATCTGAACTGCAAACATTATACACATTAAAATGCCTGACAATAAATCTGTCCAATATACAAATCCTAATCCTGTTGTCATCCCAGTTACCCTTAAACTATCCATTAATGTTTCCCATTTATTCTACTTAAAGAACCATCTATTCTTGAAACTTGATTATCTAAATCATTTATTTCTTTTGTTAATGCATCAAACTTTCTATCTAATTTATCATCCGATTGATTCCATCTTCCAATAAGTTTAATGACCATCGACTCCATATTTTCAAGAGTTTCTGATTGTCCCCTATTTTCTGTTTTTAAATCTTCTAATACTTCTTGTTGCTTAGCTGCTTTATTTGACATTTGCACTACTAAATATACAAACATAGCACCAACAACACCAATCATGCCAGCTTCACCGTATAATGCTAAAAAATCCATTATTTCTTCTTCCTACCTAATGCTTTTTCATACCATTTTAATTCTTCTTCTAATTCAGCAAATCTTTCCTGCTCTTCAGCAATATGTTTTTGAACTAATTCTGCTATTTGAATATCAGACTCATAAACCTTTTTTTCAAGGTCAATAATCCTCGTTTCAATTCTCCAATAACCATAAACCAAAGTTGCGACAAGAACGCATCCTTGTGCAAGCCATTTAAGATTAATGCTAACAATGGCGTTGTCATCAAGAACGGTAGCGCGATAACTTCTAGCGGTATCTGGCTTTCCACTCACTTCACCTCCCATCCGCATACAGACCAACCAGAGTCACACCCTGTTAATATAGTCATTACAAAAATAACCAATAAAAACAGGATGTACCCTGTAATCATCTGATGCTCAGGTTTAGTATTTTTCCACGAAAACATATTGCACCTTGATGTTGTAGCTTGCGCTACTCGACCACTTCTGCTTCTTCACCATTATCTTCAAGAGCCTCTTCTAATTTCTTCATAAAGAATTCTCTTCCACCAGTCAACTGGTCTAGATTGAATTGCGAACCTGCAATCTTTCTATCTAGGTCAGCCACATGATTTACAAGCATTGCTTGTTCTTCTGTGAAGTCTTCAGGTTTGTACTCAACATCATTGATAACAACTTTCTGAGTTTCTTTTTTTGTTTTATCAGACATTATTTATCCTTTTGTTTACAGAGCTTTTATATCAGTCTTCAAGGCTTCCCACCCTGCTTTGACTGCTGTTTGCTCTGTTATGTTATTGTCGCATTGTGCGATTGCATTATCACACTCTGCAACGGTTACGGTTTGAACATTATCAGCACCTGCTGAACCCGTTTCAGGGTCAAAGGTCTTCTTTGTTAATTTGATTTCTTCATGGCTCACTTCATCCATTGCATGACGAACCACGACACCTTTGTCATCTTTTACTTCAGAAACAGCGGGAGTAGTGACTACCTTAGTCTTGGCTACCGACCATTTCTTGTTTTTCTTTCTTTTTGCATAGTCTTTCATCACTATACTCCTTTTAGTTAATTAAATCTTTGCTATAGTTATATAGCCACCATATAAATAGTCATCAACTGATGTTGGCGACCATTTTAATACTACATAATTGGTAGCAGATGCATTAAAGTCAGTACAATCAATTTCAGTACCAACAGTACCTGAACCTTTTTCAACTCCGTCATCATCATTTATATTTGCTTCATAAATCTTTACAACATTTCCAGTATCGCTTCCATAGAGCATACAATGAGTTACCTTGTATCCTCTGGGTATGTCATAGTTGGCATGGGTTTCTATATTTGCATTGGTAACATGAACCTTACCAACATTCGCTTCACCGTCTACAGATACAATACCATCCGTATCTGTGTTACTATCATCATTAGGTATAAAGTCGAATGGTAAAACTTTAATTCTTGTGGCATATCCATGATGCCCACCTAGTATTTGACCACTATCTGAAACAACCTCTACACCATTAAATTTGATAGTTTCATCTGCTAAAATTTGCATAGCAGGAACAGTTTCAAACGTTGTTCCACCAGTAGCTGTAGACCTTTTAATTGTAAAGTCTCCACCATTAGCATCGTTCTGTCTCAATCTCCAATTATAATTAGAATCAGTACCTTGAAATTGAATCATTGGAGAACCATTAGTTGTGTGGTCTCCTAATGCTATCATACCACCAGCCCCTGTTGTTTTAATGTCATTTGCCATTTGCAAATGTCCACTATTATCGAACCTTCCACATTCACCTGCATTATTACTAAAAACGAATCCCGAATAAGCATACAGGTGCATATCATTTGATGAACGATTAATCTTACAATTTCCATCTGCCCATTGTACAGGGGAGGCAGTTGGCATTGTAATAGTACCAGAAAAATCAACATCACCATTGCCTTTAATAGTTAATCTTTCTCGTGTATCTCCTGAACTTGCAGTTGAGAATATTAATTCAGCTTCTTCAGAACTATCAGTATGGTTTGTAAACTTAGCGTGTATCCCTGCTCTATGTGCTTGGTCATCTTTAAAGAATAGACCTGCCATTGTATTATCTGTAGTACTGGCATTTTGAATAGATATATGAGGTATGTTACCATCGCCTATACCAGTCCAAGCTGTTCCTGCTGAATTGTTAGTAGCTGACCTAAGAATCGTTCCAGTAAATGTAGCATTTTGAGATGAATCAATAGTTAATGCAACGGTGCCAGCAGTATAAAATTTTTGAGTGTCTGTTGTAAAGTTTATATAATTATCACCATCTCCACTATGGACAAGATTTGCAGGTATATAGACATCTCCACCAAAAGATGCAGTCAATGAAGAATTAAATGATAACGCTTGTGAACCTGCTACTGAAATACCTATTCCACCAACTTCAGTTAATAACAAACCAGTATCTGTATCATTCCAAAAACTGTATGTTGGTGTTGATAATGAGCCATTTGCTCCTTGAATTTGGCGTTGATTTATATACATCCCATCAGCAAGTGTTCCTGACTGCATTGTTCTAAATCTTAAAACACCATCTTCTCCTGTGTGAGTAGGGTCTCCTATCTTACCAGTTATATCAGCATAGGTTTCTGAAGCACTCATAGTGTCTTCACCCTTGAATTCAATAATACCAAGTAGGTCATTCATAGCAGGACTAGCTGAATTTCTTGTCAAGGTTAATGCTGGACTTGCTCCTGCTCCTGCATCGGTACTATTAAGTGTTACATCTTGTGGAAAGCTTACTTGATTAGAAGTATTAATATGGATTGCACCTGCTGTTCCATTTGCTCCAAGATATAATCCGTCTCCAGAACCTGCGACCACACCTGTTGCATTCGTACCTTGATTATTTATTTGAAGTTGAGAATCTGCATCGGGATAAAAATTTGTAGTTCCCTTGATCGTATTTTCACTATAACTTGTTGTTTGAAATGCTCCAGCGGTTGTAAGAGCTCCACTAAAAGTAGCAGCCCCACTTATTATTTTAAGAGCAGCTCCTGCCATAGTTACATTATTGGTAATATCACTACCTAATCCAATATCACCATTTTGAATCATAGAAAATGGAGTTACTTCATCTCCATCATTTGACTTGATATTGAATATCATTCTAGCTTGAGTTGTGTTTCCACTATCGGTCTGTATCCTAGCATATCCTCCATGTGGGGGTGCTAGTTCATATCCATTATTATAGACTGCTTGAAACCACCCAGCACTAGATTTAATGTTTCCAGCAAATGTAGCATTTTTAGATGTGTCTATAGTTATCGCAGTAGCATTATTCTGTACAATACGAGTTTCGTGATTTGTATCTGAACCAAGAGCTACATATGCATCTAAAGCTTGGAAGATACCCTTCGCACCATTTGTATCATCAATATATAGATATGGATTTGTTGCATTTGATATTTTTGCATATGAACCTGCAACGTGCAATGTGTTATTTACAGTTACATCATCCTCAAGAACAATTTGAGTAGCTTCCACTCGCATTTTTCGAGTACCAGCAACTGAAAAATAAAGTTGGCTAGTCCCTGGCTTATACATACCAGTTGATGCTTGGTCTATAAAAGAATATGTTGGTGCTGCTGCTGAACCACCTGTTCCTTGAATCTGTCCAGTAGTGTTCATTATTTTTAAAGCATTACTCCAAGAATTATCACCATACTCTCTTTGTATTACTAAATTTATTCGATTGCTTACCTCTTCAACTCCAATAGACCAATCTTGCTGAGTATTTCCAGTATCAAGAACTAGATATTTTAATAAGTCACCAGTATCATTTTTAATATTTAACTGACCTATGCCATTTCCACCATTGCCTATATGAACTTTCCCAGTTGGGGCAATATTTAATTGCTTAACATCTGTTCCACTTCCATTATCAAGCCAAACAGAAAAGTGGTCACCAGAACCTTGAACAATTCTCATTTCACCAGTCTTATTTTCTATATAAGAATGAGTAGAATGAGTCATCCAAATATCGGAAATATCTCCTGCTCCTACTTTTTGACCATCTGGAACTGATATACTACCATCAGTTTTTAAATCATTTGCAACCCATAAATCTTTGTCATTACTAATATGCATCAATTTTGTCCCACCATCAATAGATGCACTATTATGCCACCATTCAAATGGATTTTCACCACCATTATCATTTGTATCTGCAATGAAATGCATAGTATCTGAATTGGTAGTAATTGCGGAATTAGTGCCACCTGCATTTATTGATAGATACTGACCAGACATACTAACTAAACCAGCAAATGAAGCGTCTCCTGACTGATCTATTAATAATCTCTGAGAACCATTTGTAAATATATCTACCCTCTTCATATCCCCACCTATTCGTAGAGTATGAGTGTTCTCATCTGAATCATCAGTTCTTATATGCTTTAAATAATCTCCTTTAATACCATACAATTTGAATGAATCACCTGCATTATGATATGAAGTTAGAGCAACATAGTAAGCACTAGAGCCACTTTCTTCCATTCTGATTTGAGCATTTGTATCGGTTATTGTTAAATCTCCATTTATTGAAGTAGATGCATCTATTGTTGTCGCACCATTTAGATAGGTAGTTCCATTATTATAGAAATCATAACTGGTGTTTGTAGAACCGACATATACGCCTGTAGCTTGTATATCTCCACCAAATGTGGCTTTACCAACTGTATAAAGTGAGCCATCTGTTAATGGTGTAGCTGAAATCTTTAATGTATAATCAGTTTGAGTACAATCACCACCTAAGTGTAATTTACTAGATGCATCATTTTTCCAAGCACCAGTAACAGTTCCACCACCTGCTGATGCTCTCATTCTTAACCAAGTAGGTATATCTAAATCACCACCTGCTGATTTAATTTCTAAATCACCTGTACTTGCAACTTTAATATGACTAGAAGTTCCAGATGAAGGAACAAATTCAATACCCTCTGTATCTAAAACTCTTGCTTTTCCACTAGAAGCATCAATTTGCCCTGCAAATGTGGCGTGACCACTATCAGATATTGTTAGCCTAGTAGCAGTAATTCCATCTTTAGTAGTTTGAAAAAATAAATTAGCAGATTGATTTCCTGAACTAGAAAAATCTTCTGTTCTTTGAGAAGATATTACTGCACCAGTAGCTGAAGCGTGTCTTAATCTAATCCCTACTTTTTCATCTGTTGAACCTGCACTTGCATTATTGTCTAAAATAAATTCAGTAGAGCCACCATCGTTAGGAGCGTAAAATTGTAAACTACCATACATATCCATACGACTTGAAGTCTCTTGATTTTCAAGAAGAACTTTTCCATCAGAGTGCCATTGTAGATATGCTTTACCTACACCACCTTCATAAAATCTAATGTAAGGTGAAGTACCCATTAGTCTTAACTGCTCATCACTATAAGTAGTATTAATATCTATAGGTCTACCTGATGTATGTCGTGTAGATGTTAATGTAAGTCTTGCAACACCCTCTGTATAGTATGTTTGAACATCGGTAGTAAAGATTATTGCATTGTCTGTATCGCCTGTGTGTCCTATGGTGCTTGGAACATAGAGAGTACCTGCGAATGTAGCGTTTTGAGATGTATCAATAGTAATTGCAGTAGTACCATTTGATTGGATTTCAACATTATTATTATCTGAGCCACCCATTTTAACTACACCACTAGATACAGTTAAAAATCCACGAACATCATTAGAGCTGTCTTTAACCCTTATTAATGGAGAGCCTTTTAGAATTTCTACATTGCTAGTAAATGTGCTAGTTGTTTCATTAATACTTAACCTTGCAGTTCTATTTGTACTTCCAGTAGAAATACCAAGAGTATCTCCATTGTGTTTATAAAATATAGAACCTTGTAGCGTTCCACCTTCAGTAAAATCAATATTAGCACTTCGATTAGATGTGGATTTAAAATTGAGTTTAGGGTCTCCACTTGAACTTGATTCAATGTTGATAGTAGTATCTGCAATACTGCTATTCCCTACATCCATATCTCCATATGTGCTTATTTTTAAATCAGAGCCAATCATGAAGGCTAACTGAAGATTAGGGGCTGAACTATCTGCATCACTTGTATAGAATTTTAAAGAACTTGTATGTACTGCACCCGGTTCGTGTACTTGGATTCTAGCAGTAGCAGTAGATGCTCTATGGAAATCAATTACACTATTATAATGGGTATTCTTTATTATTAAACCTTCATTTGCTGTATTAAGGTCTAATGTTACATTATCAGAGAATGTTTGAACACCAGATATGGTTTGAGCGGTATCAGTAAATGCGATTTTTTTCCAATTAGCCATTATTTTGCTTCGCTATCTTTTGCCACTTGTTTATCAAAGGCATTGATTAGTCTCTGTAGGAGTTTGGCAACACGAGGGGAGTCAGAGCCTTTTATTGTAAGGTTCTCAACAGACGATTTTAATAGATACAATTCGTCAGATGAAAGTTCAAGCTTCAAGATTAACCTTATGGAATTCTGCTAATTTTGTCAATACAGAATGAGCAACTTCTAATTCAGTTCCTTCAAAAGAAGACCTCATTATAAGCTTTAGTAAAAAATCAGTATCTTTTACATTTAATTTATTTTCTGATTTATTACTTTTCTCATTTACAACTGCTAACTTACTCACTAATCCTCAACCCTAAGATAAAGAGAACCATCATGATATTGAAAATGTCCAATAGGAACTTCAGTAGAACTAGTGTTTATTGCCGCCCCATCTATCCTAACCTGCATTACATCAGCCGCATAAGTAGGAGATGTTGATAAGTCTGCATCATCATTTGTTCCAAAACGCCATAAATCTCTACCTTCATCCCAATAAAATATAGCGTTATCACCTGAACCACCTCTTTCTACAACAATACCCGAATCAACATCCGTAGTAGCGCTTAAATCAGCATTTAAAACTATTGTATTGTCATTTATTTTTAATACCTCAGCGGTAGTTGTTATGTTTTTACCAGTTACAGTTAAATCACCTGCGATAGAGACATCCGCTCCTGACATTGTAATAGCCGTTGTTCCACCACTAGATTTAATATCATTACCAGTAACAGTTAGGTCTCCAGTAACAGCGAGGTCTCCACTAGTTGTAACTCCTCCACCATCTGCTATTGTCATAGCTAAGTCACCATCTGTATAGTCTATGGTTGCAGTTCTTAGTGAAGTACCAACTGTAAAGTCTCCAGCAGAACCAGTAACCGTAAATGCACCAGCATTTGACATACTTAAATCTCCAGATGGAGTCTTTTCTGCTTTCTCACCACTACCATTACCTACCCATATTTTGCCATCTGCTAATGTAGTATCACCCGCTGCAGCTGCAGTATCTACATATGCAGTAGTAGCCACCTTTGTTGAATTGTCACCTTGCGACTGCGTGGTGGCTGTTGAACTTCCTAGAACCGCTGTCGTTAGTGTTTTATTTGTTAAAGTTTGCGATGAAGTAGCATCGACTAACTCTACCCAGTTTGCCATTTTAAACTCCTACGTTTATTACCCCATTGTAATTTACTATATCTCCAGCCGCGGGGTTTGACGGCAGAGAACTTACACTTTGAAATTTTATAGTACCATCTGATTTCGCAACTAATAAATCAGTGCTTTCTTTTCTTAATGAAACAGATGTGTCTCCTAATTTTACTTTACCTTTAGTACCATCACCTCTTTCCATAGTTCCGTTTTCAGCACTCATTACTAAATTTTCATGACCAGCTTTAGTAAAAGTAACAGAACCTTTTGTTTTAATATTTGTTTTTAATTCAACTTCCCCAGCCGTAGAAACATCCATTACTTCATGAACTGAATTACTAGAATCTCTTAACTTTATTGCTTTAGATGTCATGTCTCCATGAATATCTATACTAGCTGTTGTAGAAGTTGAACCAACTTGCAATAAATTTGTACTTACCCATAATGCACTAGCTACACCTTCCCCATCAAATATTTGCTTAGCTGAACCTGTTAGACCTTCATTTGCAGTAGTTCCAGCTATAGTTAATAAATCTTTATAACTATCTTTTATTAATTGACCTGCTAAATTAGCCATTAATCACCCCATGACAATGTTAATAAATTCCAATAATCTTCGTTGCTATCCCAATAAGGTATAAACCCAAAATCTGTAAGAAAGTAAATACCCTCTATACCATCTGGAGAATGAGTAAAGCTACCAGCTAATTCACCTGATTGAGTTGCCCAAGAAACTCCTACCTCATTACCTCTATATGTAAATGAACCAGTTGCTCTCTTATCATCGTAAGTAAAAGAACCAGCGTTTTCGTTTGCGTCAGTTACCCATGTTGTCATGAAGGAATACCGTTATTGAAGTTTGTTGAATTTTCTATTTCATTCAAAGCTTCTTGCTCTGTGTATTTATATTTATTAGTATTACCAGAAACCATAAGGTTTAAAACTTCCTGACCTGTCATATCGTAGTAACCAGAATTCTTATATATAATATTCAAAGCTTCAGTAGATGTGTATTTTTGATATGATATTCCACTGTAATCTACAGAATTATGAGTTCCTAAAGATTTTAACTTTTTGTTAAGAGCTTCTCTATAAGTGTACTCATGTAAGTCATCACCATTTATTGAATTCATTCTTTCTTGTAAACTATAATCTTGTAAATTAGCCATTATTTTACTGCGTAAGTTCCACTAGGAACAGATATAGAAATAATTCTTTTATTGCTTTCATTGTCTCCTAGTTTTTTATAAAATTGTTTCATATAGTATTCTTTTCTATCTAAATCTCCATTATCTTCATGTTGCATTGCTTTTACATAATCAACCACCGCTAATGATAGCAATCTATTTAAATTAACATGAGATGTTTCAATAGGACTTGTAATTTCAGAAAGAGTTGGTTGAGCTCCACCATTTAATGCATTTGGGTCATTATTAACAAATGCTTCTATGTAAGCAGTTCCCTCATATAATAATCCATTTGTAATGCTTTCATCTGGATACATTAAAGTATCCCAATTATTGTTAAGTGGAAGTCTTACCTTGTACCCACCGACAGTTGCTAAATCAGTTGAGTCTCTTCTTTGGTATAGTTGTATGTTTCTACCAACAACAGAATATACCCAATTTTTTTCTGTATTAATGCTCATTCTGGGTCTGTGTCCTCACGAACAATAGGGTCATGAATCATTCGCCTTATTCGTTTATATTTTTTATCATTTGTATCGTATACTGATATACTTTTAATCCTTATTAAATTAGCTGGTATCGGATAATCTCTTGTTCCATCAACTATATTTGTTTTCCAAGTTGCTACATTTTCATCGTAATTAGATTGAATAACATTAA